GGGCCTCATCAGCCACGACTTCATAGTCAGGGTGACCCTTCATCGAATCAATATCGACTTGGTGTTCAAAAGTAACGGTGTTACCGCTTAGAAGGCATTTAAAGGTTACAGACATGGTATGGTTATCCTCTTTTAGTAGATACACCAAAGGAGATCCCTTGTGAGGATCCCCTTCAGTTTAGCTACTATTAGACTGGTACTGCCAATGCAACAGAAGCGTAGTCACGCAACTCAGCAACACCGTACAGAGTGTCAGCAGTGAACAGAGTACCGAGGTATTCTTGTTTGTACTGAGTCTGTGAACGGATGCCGACTTGCTCGACCAAGACCATAGAGTCCTTGTGAGCCATCAAGCAGATACGAGCTGGTTGAGCTGTACCTGAGCCGTCGTTAGCGTCTGTAGGTGTGTCAGCGTTGGTAGACACGAACACTTTCACGCCATACACATCACCGATTTCACCGTTACGGATGGTGTTGTTACCACCTTGTTCACCCACGAAAGCTTGCTCAGTGAAACGAGCCAAGCCCATCAGAGTGTTACGGCTCGATGGAGGAACGATGAAGAAACGACCGTCCATAGGCACATCAGAGTCATCCAAACGCTGAATAGAACGACGAATTGCAGCGTCAGTCAAAGCAGCTTGGTTGTCAGTGGTGTAGTCGTAAGCGGTAGTACCGTTAGAGCCGATGAAAGCACCTGCGTAACGAGCGCCAGCGCCACCTTGAGCCAAACGACCCAACTGGATCAAGTCTGTATCAACTTGTTTAGCCAAAGCGTAACCAGCATCATCAGTGTAGAACTGACGCAGGCTAGACAGAGCTTGTGCTTCAACGATGTCTTCGATCAAGCGGCTATATTCGTAGTGCTTGTTGATAGACACGTTAACTTCTGATTCTGTAGCAGCAATCAGTGTAACTTGAGTAGATGCAGCCTTAGCTGAAGCTGAACCACGGGTAGGGCTAGGAATGTGAACGGTGTCACCTTTCTTGCCTTTGAAGTTCATCTTCTTCACGAGGTTAGCGAGAACCAAGCTTTTCTTATAAGCAGCTACAATTTCATCACTCCAAATTTCAGGAATGAACGTTGCTGCTGTGGTGGTGGTTACGTGTGAGGTTCCGAGTCCCATTTTAAATACTCCTAAGTATAAACATTAAATAAAAATTATGATTTAGCGAACCCGACCATCAGCGTAAGCTTGCCTGATTTCAGGCTCCAACGCTTCATAACGATCAGGATCACTCATTCGCAGCCGAATAAGGTCGGCCCTTCGATAAACTCGCTTCGATGATTCACCAGTACCTCCAGTATCGACGGTAGCAGCTTTTAAGTTCTGCTTTAAGGTGTCTTTACCTTTGGTTGCTACCTGCTCAGACATCTGCTGCGTTTTAACTTGCTTCAGTTGTTTAAAGGTAGTCAACAATTCATTAGCACTGTCGTAATCAAACTCACCATCGGCTTTAGCGTACAACTGAGTACGAATGGGAGACTGTTTTACCCACTCCGCAAACTCAGGATTCTGAACAATAGCACCGAAGTCAGGATGTTCTTGACTTAGCTTCTGCTGAATCTGCATCTTCTTGAACTCCTGAGCACTTTGACGTGCCGCGAGAACATCGGGATGCTTATCAATAGAATTACGAATTGCCTTCTGAGGATCTTCAAAGAAGTCAATTTCAGGCTCTACTTCAGTAGCAGCAGGTTTACTTGAAGATAAGCTTTGTTTCAACAATTCATCGGCAAGTTTACGAACCTCACCAACTTCTTGTGCCTGTTTACCAATTAGCTTCTCAGCCTCTTGGTGCATCTTGATGATCTCCTGTGCGGACTTCCCTTTGTATTTCTCAGGGATTGTGTCTTCACTAGCGTGATCTTCTTCAATCTTAGGCGGTGCGGTGAGTTGTTCAACTACGTCGAGTTCACCTAAAGTATTATCTTCGTTATCATCTACTAACATACTAATTCCTTCTCCTGCCACACGTATATAATGTATGGTTCTAGGACAATATTTAAAATAAAGAACTCGGTCGTTAAACTTATGAGTTCTGCTTTCTCTCTATAGCAAGCTTCTCAGCTCGCTTTCGTTCCCATGAGTCATAAGCTGTCGGAAAAGAGCCGGTCCAGCCTTCTAACTTCATGGTAGGTGCACTCATTACCCTTGTCGAATCAGCTCCACATTCCCTACAGGGAGTTGCGTGGACTTCTGTGTCTACAAAGGCATCAGTGCGATGACCGTTAATACAAAGGAATTCAAAGATACGACGAGGCATTACACTTCACCAGTCTCTTGAAGCTCTTTGTAAGTACGACCATAGGCTTCCTTCAAGCCATATAACCAGTTCAAAATATCCATCTGTCCACGACGAAAGTCTAAGTTGTGTGTTTCCGTGACAGAAGATAGTTTGTCGTAGCTATCCTTTACTTTGAGGATGTCTTCCATGAGATCCTTCCACCCTTGAGTGGACATCATGTCGAAGGCATCATCGTAGAATTTCGATAAATCTTGTACTGTTAGTTCTTTGTCCATATAAAGGAGAACCTCTGAGTTAATAAGTACGTAATGTATACTAAAAAGTACTCTTTGTCAATACCTTTTAGTAAATATTTTAGTAATTATGCGTCTTGAGCGCCTTCAAACTCAGGCTTTTGCTTGATGATGGCGTACAGGGCAGCACGATCAGCACCTGCAACGTATTCGTCGCCAGCGATCTGTACCTTACCTGCGCTCAGGGGTTGCTTACCCGCATCACGAGCTGCTTTAGATGCGTAGCCGTAGAAGGTCACTTCAGTACCTTGACCTTTGAAGTCTTCTTGTACTGCTCCGATGTGCCAATAATCGGCTGTGCAGCCATAGTCAGTCATAATTGATTTAATGAGGGCCATGATGGTTTTCCTTTAAGTTAAGCGATAACCGCTAGTTTACGAACAGTACCACCACTGTCCTTGATTTCGATGTAGCCTTGAACTGTCAAAGCCATAGATGCTGTGTAAGTACCGAATCTGACGTTACCTGTTCCCTTTGGTATCAAGGATAGGTCGATGTTTGTGTCTGAGCCGTCAACAGAAAACGCTGGTGGGTTTCCTGCTGTGTTACCTTGAACTTGCGTCCAGTTAGCAGTACTTGCTCTGTTGGCAACTACAAATTGAAGGTTGCTACTATTGGTTTGGAAGACATGATTTTGAGCGCCTTTGGTGTTGTAAGCAAAACCAATGTTTGTGTCTGACCCTTGAGCCGACAATGCAACGCGAGAACCAGTAGCCGCCCCAGTAACCTGTACGTAGTTCACAGCAGAGGCTGTATGGGCTACACGGAGTTGTTCTTGTGCACCTGCGTTAGTTTGAAATTGAAAAGCTCCTGTGCCTTTGCTTTGGAAGACTTGGGAGATGTTGGTGTCGGAACCGTTTACGCCAAGCGTTACACCGTTGCCAGTAATAGCCCCTGTTAATTGAAAACGATTTACAACGCTACCTGTATGCGTAATGTCCAAATGACGAGAGTTTACGTTTACAGAGTTAGTATAAAAAGACATTGTTCCTGTGCCTTTTGAAGACACAGAAAACCCCACGTTCGTATCGCTACCTTGAGCAGAAATTTGAGGAGCCACCGTAGTAGCAGCACCTGTTACTTGAACATAGTTGACTGCGGAGGCTGTGTTAGCAACTCTAAATTGTTCTGCTGTAGCTTTTCCGTTTGTAAAAAAGCGAACTGCTGAACCACCTGATGCAGACAGATACAAGGAACCAAGAGAGGCCGTGCCGTAAACACCGCCTGTACCTGAAGTTCCACCATCAACTTCTAACCATCTATCGCTGCTTCCTCGCACCAATACACGCAAAGACTCACTACCAGCAGCACCACCCAAAGATGTCTGACCAGTAGCTGTCAGCGTGCCAGTGCTTAAGGCAGTAAACGTACCAGCAGCAGGGGTGATTGAACCTACTGTTGTGCCGTTGATGGAGCCACCAGTGATGGCTACGTTGTTAGCGTTCTGAGTCGCCATAGTGCCGTAGGCGGCAATAGTGGCTTGAATGGCTTCTATAGCATCTAAGACACTCTGAGATGTTCCACCACCGTTACCGATGACTCTGATCTTCTCCGCTGTGTCTAGAGGTACGATTTCACCAGCGTTAATCTCAGTACCATCAGTCAACGTGATGACTAAGGAGCCATCGAAGTCAATCTTAGCGTCCTGAACACCTACGCCTTGCTTACCAGCTTCTCCGTCCTTACCGTCTTTACCATTGGAGCCATCTTTACCGTTAGTTCCATCGAAACCACGATCACCTTGCTCCCCTTTAGGGCCTTGTAAGCCCTGTTCCCCTTGAGGGCCTTGAATCTTCTGAACATTTAAGACAGTCTCAGCCAACTTCAGCAATTCCTTGTCGAGAAGAACTGCTAAAGCGGCTACTTTAGCCTCCGTGGAGACATTTGAGATCGCTACGTCTTTAAATTTCATTATTCACCGATAATTTTCTTGAGAAAATCGGAATCAGCCAACTTCTGAGCACTCTTAGAAGCAGTCTGCATCTCAACAACCTTCAATTTGTTCTCGATGTCCTTCTCTTTGAGCATTAAGTCAGCAATTTTAACACGTCTATCGAACTCCTGTGAAGCTAAAGCATCATTATTAGGAAGATTTTGTGTTGTGGAGGCAATAATCTTAGCTTCAACTTCCTTAGGCTTCAACTGAGCGTCCACCATCGTGTTCATAGCCTCAGCTTCGTTACGTTTAGCCTGAGTAGTGTTCACTGCGATCTGTGCCTGAGCAGCTTGGATAGCCAATTGCTGTTGCATCTGAGCCATTTCAGCCTGTTGTGGGTCAGGTTGAGCCATCTTATCGAGAGCTTCAATCATCTCAGCACGATTAGACAGAGAAGAATTCTGAATCACACCCTTCAAAATCAATGGAAGCACTGGAGTGTTAGGGCCTAAGGTCTGCAACAGAGCGATAAACTGAGATTGTTCGTACTCACGAGCCATGATACCCAAAGTAGCCGTAGGTACGAAGTTCAAGTCAGCGGAAGGATAACGCTCAGGATCGAACTGCATGAACCTGAATGCTGCCTTCTTGATGAAAGGAGACAGGAAGTCCTCTTGGAAGTTCGTCAATGTACGCTTATTCTTCTTGATCAACGAAGCTACAGCCATTGAGATACCGCCTTGGGAGGCATCACGGGAGACTTGGCTGATCATGCCATTGGTGTCCATCGTACCTGTAGCTTGCAAGAGCATACGCTCGAAGTTCTGAGCTGCCGCTGGAGCGTTACCATCTGTGCTACCGAACTTAAACGGCATCATAATCTCAGCGGGATTACCATTAGTCAAGATAGCTTTACCGGGCTTTACTTCAAACTTAGCACCACGAGGCAAGCGAGTAGCATCCATAGCGATCATGGGCGATGTAGTCAACGCCAATGAGTCTAGGTAGGCACGATACTGAGCGTCGATGGCCTTCTGCATGTTGTATGCCTTCTCAACCACACCACGACCCAACAGACGGTTAGGTACTGTATCGTCTTGGTAGGACATGATAGGACGATCCTTCATCATGTAAGGATTCTCCTCAGCCTTCAACAGCAGAGAACCGTTACCGATAACGACGATAGCCTCAACGAGGTCGGAGTAGTCATCAGCTTGTGAGTCCTCAGGGAAGAGATCCACTACGTCCTTCTTCTCACCTAAGGAGTCCAAGTACTCACGAGGCACTAAGCCGTAGTACGTGAGCATCGTAGCTTTACCGTCTTGGTACTGACGTAGTTCCTGAGTAGCCTCCAAGGAGTCATCATCGGTGTACGTGGAGATGTCTACCTTGCGATAGATACCAGCTTCCATGCCAGCTACGATCTTATGTAAGCTCACTGGCTTCTCAATCGCTACACCCATACAGTCATCAATGGATGTACCGTTAGGATCGAAAAGGAAGTTCTTAGGATTGATAGGGTTCAAGGTGACGGAGATACGATCACGCTCAGTCACTCCAATGGCTGCTTGACCCATAACGCCGGGAATAGGCTGAGTAGTTGGGATGTACTCTTTAACGGTCTTAACAACGAGTTCACCGATACCTGTACCGTAGATCTTAGCCATCAAGCCAATCTGGTCGATACTCTTACGGATCTTATCCTTGTTGAAGTCCTCCATCATCTGAGCTTTGAGCATACCTACGTCGATAGGCTGACCATTAACGTCTTGAACGTCATCTTCAATGTCGAAGAACTCACCTTGACCGAACACAGCTTCCATGATCTCAGCATGGGATGTCTCAACAGCTTGCTGAGTGGCAGGGGAGATGATACGTGAACGCTCTGACTCACGAGTGGAATCGGAGGCTTGCCATTGACCACGGAAGATACGCTCGTACTCTTCCCAGTTATCAATGTAGTTAGCGTCACGGAAGTCACGCCAACGCTCACAGTGATCCATCACCCACGATACGAGTTCTTTGTCGTTCTCAGATGGCTCTTCAAACTGAGCTTCATCACTGTTCATATTTTCAGCCATGTGCGGGGTATCCTAAGTAAAAGAGATTAGAGTTTTTTCCACTCTTCGTAAGACAAATCAGTCATAGGGCCGCCTTGTTCTTTTTCGTGCATGTACTGCTCACGGCTATCAGTTGCACGAATTTTACCGACTTCTTGACCCATAAAATCCATATTACGTGCGTTGACATCACGGCCTTCAGGACTAGAAAGATTCTCTTTATAGTTTCTTTCGGAATTGCGTGTACGAGCATCAACTTCAGACTGATCGTAGCTTTTTGAATAGCCTTTTTCACCTCGGTTTTTACGCATCAGCGCATCTTGAGCTTCTTCTCGAACAAGTTGAGAATAACGCTTTGCTTGTTTTTCATCGGCAACGGAGTAGCCAGAAGAGCCGCGCTTGTATTTATCAGAGGTAGCCATGTTTGTTTCCTTTAAAGAATGGGTTGGAATATATCACAAAAGTGTTAGTTTGTCAAGCTTTTTATTACCATTTTACACGGTCGCTCCAAAAGGCCGCTGACATCTTACCCTTGGCGATATTCTTGGCATGACGGTCTTTAAAAGCTTTATTACGGGCCGAGCCATCAGGACTGCCTTTAACGCCTTGTTGACCAAAACGGATAAGCTTAATCTCATCGCCTTCTTTGGCAACTACGACATGGCTCTTAGTTGGGTGATCAGGAGTGGCTTTAGGCTTGTTGTAACCGTCTACGCCAGCTCTCTCTAAACGAGCATCTTTTGGTTTCTTAGTAGCCATATACTCCTCGTTAATCTAATAAATTTATATCGTGATTTGCGTGAAAAATTCTTGCTTCACCGCGTGCTCGGATTGCTTCGGCGCATTCACGTCTTCCAGAATGCACAGCTCCTGTATAGCT